GCTCACTGCTGGTGCTGTGTTACCGGGATATCTAACTGGGGCAGCAGTGGCACCAAATGATGTTGCCATGGGTGTTGGAATCATGTTTCCAGCAAATGCCATCAGTGGCGAATACTTTTTACGCACCGACTACATACCAAATCGTGTGTTCCGCTTTGATGGTAAACGTTGGGTCAGCATTAACGATGTACAGCGTACAAGTCTTACACAGGGTGCAAACAATCAAACACAACTGGGTACTTTTGTTAACGCAAGTGGCACGTTCACTAACGAAGATGGTAAACAAGTACCTGTACGTCAAAGCCTAAGCAAGGCGCTAACACCGAAAGCAGATAATTAATGACAGCACCCAGCAATTATTTTTACGACGGACAGATTCGTAGATTCATAAGCCAATTTATACGATTGGTGTCTGATTTTTATGTGGAATTTGGTAAAGACCGTAACGGTGTCACTAGCCTACAGCGTGTACCAGTCATGTACGGAGATCAAAGTCGTCAAGCAGCACAGATTATTCGTAACAACAGCGAGAATACTGTTAATGCTGTTCCAGCCATGGCAGTGTATATCAATGCACTGGCTTATGACCAAACACGCTTGCAGAGTCCAAGCACAGTTGAGAGTATGCAAATACGTCAACGTCAATTTGATCCAGTAACTGGAACTTACGGCACAGGGCAGGGACAATCTTATACTGTTGAGCGACTAATGCCAGCACCCTACAAATTGACACTGAAGTTGGATATATGGACCAGCAATACCGAACAAAAACTGCAATTGATAGAACAGTTGAGCGCATTGTTTAACCCCAGCATGGAAATACAAAGCACAGACAACTATCTTGATTGGACCAGTCTCAGTGCTGTGATGTTGACCGACGTGACGTGGGATAGTCGCAGCATTCCCACATCAGGCGAAGATCCCATCAGTGTTGCCACTATGACTTTTGAATTACCAATTTGGCTCAGTACCAGTGCCAAGGTCAAGAAGATGGGCGTTATACAACAGGTGATTACCAATTTCCAAGATCTGCAAACCATGGAAAGTTTGGGTAATCAACAGGTTATTTCTGTGCTCAACTACGGAGTGCTTTTAAACTCAAACGTACACACCGCTGGCGGTACTCCGTACTATACTTTGAAACTGTTGAAGCCACAGGACATTGTGACCTATAACGAATACGGCATTGATGGAGTTATTGGTACAAGTCATGCCTGGCAAGCACTAATTGATCAATACGGTGAATTAAATTCTGGCACCAGCGAGATTAGATTAACACAGCCAAACGGCAGTGAAGTTATCGGAACTATTGCTTACAATCCCACTGACACCAGTACATTACTGTATACACCGTTTGGTGATACCTTCCCCACAAACACGCTGAATGCAATCAATGCTATCATTGATCCGCAAAATGTCAATGTGGGAACATACTTGACCAGTCCAGCTGCTGGCACAAGATACTTATTGGTAAACGACATTGGAGACTACAATAACATTTCTGGTGCTGCTGCCTGGCGCGGAGTTGATGGTCAAGACTTGGTGGCTCATGCCAACGATATTGTGCAGTATACCGGCACTCATTGGACTGTTGCATTTGACAGCACCAATGAAAATAGTTTACAATATGTAACAAATCTAACAACTGGTATTCAATACAAATGGCAAAACACACAATGGACAAAGAGCTACGACGGCCTTTACGATCAGGGCGAATGGATGCTGGTACTCTAATTGGTGCTGGCGCATTAATCTACTGTCGAACAACTCACAGATATCTTTTTTTGTTACGTAACGATGGGGCGCACAGCGGCACTTGGGGACTTGTGGGTGGTAAGATTGAGCAGAATGAGACTGTGGTTGCCGGCCTTGCTAGGGAAATTGCCGAAGAGCTGGGTGGTGTTATTGCAGATGCCAAGTTGGTGCCCATTGAAAAGTTTGTTAGCGATACGGGCAAATTTGAATATCACACCTATGTGATACAGGTGGACGAAGAATTTGCTCCTGTATTAAACAGTGAACATCGTGGCTATTGTTGGGTTCCCTTGGACGACTACCCACGTCCCTTGCATCCCGGAGTGTGGCGCAGTTTCAAATTTGCCAGTGTTATTGATAAAATACGAACTCTTGAGAATTTATAAATCTACTTCTAGAACAAACTGTCTAAAATCAATTTGACGTAGGTTAAGCTGATACTTCCAACTATCAGGCATGTAGTAATCTTGAGTAGGACTTACACGCACAAAGTCTACACCAGGATACAGTTTCATAACCTGCAACATTGTGTTTTCAAAGTAGGTTTCAGTTGTAGGATCTTCAACATCGGGATATCCTCTAGTACCAGCATAGACATTAAATTGATAGTTAGTATGACCGCTGTGTAGATCAAAGCCCATTAGATAAACTGTAGTATGACCATCAAAGCAGGCAAGATAGGCTGCTGTAGCACCCATGTCCCAGTTTGGGCTTTGTGGTATGTTGTAGAACTTACCAGGATAGCTCAAGACCATGGCGTTGGTTCCATAGATGATGTTGTTGAACCAAAGGCCTTTTTCCACAATCTCTTGAGCCATCTCGTCATTGGCCACAACAAAGTCTGGCATATAGTCACGTACAATAGCATTACAACCATAAGTCTGTACTGCGCCTGCTGCCAACAATCCGCCTTTGTGGCTGTCCAGTAATTGGAATAAATCGCCGTTGGGGTATAGTTCAGTGCGGCTAGGGCCGTTGCCTAATACCACTGCTCGATTACTAATTTGTCTGTTGGTAACTGCACTGGGCACATGCTCAACTGTACGATGCCAATCGCCGCCCTCGTAGGTTAATTTGGTGATGATGTCCTCACCAGTGTAGTTGCTGCGGTACATTTGTTTAATTTTTTGCATGTTGTTATCCTATCATGTATTTATTGAGCGATGTCACCAACAGTTGGGGGAGTAAAGTTGCCAGTGTAACGTGCATATTTGGTAATGCGTACATCGTCTAGATAACCGTTGAATGACACATTGTTTGAAGATCCCAGTGTCAGTGGAAGCGTAGCCACTGCTTGCGGGGTACCGCTGATTGTGCCAGTAGCCGATGATGTGCCATTGATATAGATGGTTAATGCACCGGCATTGTTTACAAACGCCAAATGATACCACTGACCAGTGGACAATGCAGTACTTGTGGTCAAGTTCTGTGCGGCACCGTTGTAGTAGTACCAACGAACTGTACCACCAGCGATTGGACCAAATCCCCAGTAGGTACTGGTACCCGTTGCACCCAAGCAGCCCAGCACAGTGGATTCACCGTTGCCGCCAGAGCTGAATGCGTTGGCATAGATCCAGTATTCAACTGTGTATGATCCAAGCCACCATTGCAATGCTGGTAGTGATTGGAATGACTGCAAGTACGCTCCACTAGTGCCAGTGAACTGTAGACTTCTAGTACCATATTTGACTGTACTGGTACTTGTTTGTATGTTACCAACGGTTGCAAAATTAAACGAACTGTGTTGATCAACAATACCACCGTTGTTGAAGTTTAGCAAAAGAGTTGCTGGAGTAGAGTTGGCATAGTTTGTCAGTGGTGCTGTGGGAGGAGTAAATGCAGTGGTATACACCGCAGTTCCCGGGGTAATTCTAACATCACTGATGTATCCTGGGAAGTAGGCATTGCTACCGTTGTTGTTGTTGGCAACAGATAGTGCCCCAGCGCCAGTAAATGAAGATAAAGTTACCGACGCTGTACCAGCAGCAACACCGTTTAAGAAGAAGTAGACTGTTGTGCCCGAGACACTGATGGCAATATGATTCCAAGTACCTGCATAAATGTTGACTGTGCTTGAGTTGTAGGTGCCGTTACTTGTTCCACTTCCGCCAGATTGTGGTTGCCAGCTGATCACCCCTGCTGTACCGCCGCTTGTAGATCCAGTCAAGTACACACCCCATTCGTAGTCGCTGGTGCCAGTACGACCTTTTTGTATCAAGTTGTAGTTGGTGTTGCTCCAAGTACTGGAAAAGTTGACCCAAAACTCAATAGTCATGTTGCGATTGGCAATGCCCTGTAGCGTGGTTGTACTTGGTACCGTCAGATAATCAGTACTGCCATTGAAGTATGCGCTGCCACCGTTTGTCGTTGGCGAGTAGATCACCCCTGGAGAGAATGGGGTAAAGGCTTGAGCACTCGGAGTACCCGTTGGGGTTATTGTA